AGAAGGAAGACGTTGTCAAACTACTGAAAGAACCACGATGCCGACATGGAAGTGCGTCATTCCGGGTTATGACCTGATTTCACCAAACAAGTTGATTCGTATGCCTTGGTATAGACAAGCAAAAGAAAAAGAACAAGCAATGAACATGGTGTTCATTCACGGAAGACCGCTTCCGGTTTTTGATTGCCCTGTGCGTATGGTGATTGCCCGTATGTTTGGCAAGGGTCAGCGTCCATTGGACACTGACAATCTGTACGGCGGTTGCAAGTTGCTTATTGATTCATTGAAAGCACCAAAGGGACGATCAAAGCGTGGGCTATCAGTGATCATCGAAGACAATCCAAAGGCACTGGACTTGACTGTAATTCAATTTAAGAACACAGAAATTTCTTGTGATGTTGGAATGTGGGTATGTCCGATGACGGAAGTGCTTGACTTACCAAAACATGTCGCTATGATTTTGCAATCCTCTCAAGACGGGCGCGCATCACTTCCATCCTGATGCGCGCCCGGTTTATTTTATAAATCCCGCTATTGCTTGCGGCCTGTACTGAGGTACATAGCAATTCCCTGTCAGGGGGCGGTACTGACATCACTTCACGAAACCAAGTTCGACGACGACGCACTGGCTTGGGTTTGTCCGGCGCGCCGGACTTTTTGTGACGGGCAGGGTGCAACATCCGGATGCCTGAACCAAACACCGATTGCCCGACTCCGCAAGGGGTCGGTGTGCCTTCATGTGGCGTGAATTACTTCTTCCAGTTCTTCTTCATGGCTGCATATGCCTTGTCGCTAATCGTTGACTTCGACTTCGGGCGTGAAGTTCCCGCTGCCTTGCGCTTGTTGATATTTCCGACCAATGAGTTCTTCATGAGCAGCCCCATCTCTTTCTTGCTGCTTTGCCGCGTTCACCTGTCCACGAACCACTACGCGCACAAAACGATTTGTGACGCGGGTTGTCGCTGTCCTTTGTTGGAGCCTTGAGGTTGCTTCCAGTTGCGCTGTTGTACTTGGCTCGACCCTTGGCGGTCAGACCAGCACCCTTGGCAACGGACAACTTCTCGCCTCGACCAACCGATAGATTTGGATCTTTCTTCTTTGCCATGTGTTTCCTTAAAAGGCTGACAAGTACGCACCCATCTTGTTTCCGTTGGCGTCAAACTCCTGTGCCGCTATGGCTGGCCTTGTCCCAAGGCGCATAGCGCGCTCTGTGGGCGTTAGTTCAAACCAAAGCGTTGCCATAGCCTCCACGACATCAACGCCCTTTACGTTGTTCTTGACGCCGTCTACGGCGATCTTGGCGTAAGTCTCCTCCCGAATCCGTACTGAGGCTGTGAGTGGCTTTTTAGGGTTCATTGTCCAATTCCTTCTGATTTGGCGATCTTGCGCGCCTTTGCTGAGGATTCAAGGTCTACACGCCTATCCAACTGTGACATAGTAACGGACTTCTTCTTATTGTCTGCACGCTGCTTGATATCAGCAAGGGTAATTGCAGCCAATGGGTACATGCTGTTGAACTTACGGAGGGTAGCCATTGCCTCGGCACGGTTGCCACTTGCCAACTGGGTTGCAGCCTTGTCAGATGCGTTATCAACCTCTGCGCGGATAATGCGAAGACGCTGGTATTCCATTGACCAGTTGGATTCGGTGACCGTTCGGAAAGCAAGCAACTTCATCCATTGGTCAGAGGTTTCTAGTTCAAACGTCTTACGACCCTTGGCATCTTGATATGCATGGTCGCCGTTGATCATCTTCATGAGCGTAATAAGCGGCTGAACCGACGGACTGCTGTCAACGATGGCTCGCGTTGCGCGTTCTCCATAACCCATTTCAACAGCAGTTTCGGCAGACAGGTTGGTTGCTGTCTGAATAAGCGTGTTGATTGTCGGGCCAGCAACGGTTGCGCCGATCTTCTCGTAGATGTTTCTGCCGAATGGCTTGTTAAGCAAACTAATCGAACCAGAAATGTCAAGCCCAACAGCAGCAGGTAGACCCATGATTGCAATGTCTGCGGCACGGGCAGATCCAAGTTTGTCTTCCAAGTACTTGTGCAACAGGAAGTTCATGTCATCAGCACCTTCTTTATCGCCACGGTAAAGCGAATAGATGACACCGATGGCACTTGTTCCAACGAGCGCATTAAAGCCACCCATGATTCCGAGGGTTCCCAAGTAACGAGCGGCTCCGCTGTAGTTGCCTCTCTGGAATTCGTTTACAAGCAGTCCAAGACTGTTGATTGCAAACCGGCGGTATTGCAATGCTGTCGAAGCAACTGGCCCGCGAAGCAAGTAAGGCATGTTTGCCTTGGTGTAATGGAACTGCGTATACACGTTGCCGTAAATACGAGCGTATCGGGCAGCCTCTCCTTCGCTCATACCAAGATTTGTCGTTGCGTGCCAATACATTGCAATGAACGAGAAGTTCTGGTTTCGTGATTCAGCACCAAGATTTACACCAGTGCCAGCCTCAATACGAGTATTCATTGCAGAAACAAAGTCGTAGACATCAGCACCAAGTGCCGTTTCGTTGCCTTCTCGGAAACGACCGGATGCGTCAAATACACCGTGCTTCTTGAGAATTGCCTTTGCTTCTGCTGTGTTATAGAAAGCAATAGCCTTGGCAAAGTTTGCTTCTCCCATGATTGGGTAGATTGTTTGCAAGGGCTGCAACGAGTTAACCGCCATCTGACGCACAGTGAACAACTGTCGTGCATAGTTCAAAGCGCGCGCCGAATTCAAGAAGCGACGGGTAAAGAATGGCGAGGTTAATCCAAGCGTCATCTTGTTCACCATGCCGTCAATGACTTGCTCGGTCACTGTTGGCTTGGTAAACAGCGTGTGCTGCATTGTCTCAGTCAGGTACTCAGCCCACGCTGGGTAGGACTTGCGAAGTTCCTCAATCTGCGGAGTCACGGTGCGGATCATTTCGCCGCCCATCGTCCAACGATTGTGAAGTCGTTCCGACATCTTCCAGACTTCCATAAAGTCTGTTTCAAATCCCTTTGCGCCAGTGCGCTCAATCAACGCGCCGTAGAACGGACGCTTGTTTGAATGCGTCGTTACGATCCCGCGCATTGCATCAGATACGTCCTTGCTGTACGCACCAGTGGCATCAGCAAGCAACTTACGCAACCGGTTGCGCTGTGCGGCAGACAATGCAATGGCTTCGTCTGTGTTGATAAAGACCGCTGGCTCCGCAGTCCATCTGACGTATTCGGTTGGATTGTCCTTCTTGTGCATTGCCAGACGCTGGAACGCCTCTGGTTCTGTGAACGCACTGCCAATGATTTCCTTAGTTCCGTCAGCCTTGTATGCAACTAACTTGAGGTCGCCTTGGAACCAATGGAACATATGCGCGTATTGACGACCCCAAGTATCTGGAACCATTTCCTTGGCAAGTTCATCTCTTGCTTCGTCAATGGTGATAAGTGCCGTTTCTGTTTGAATCATTCTCCTGCTACGAGGCCCCAGTTCAACAGACCAAGTGCGCCCGATGTTGTTTGCCTTCTCAACGATCTCGTCTGAATTGTCTGAGTCAAGAACCTTACGCATAGCCCGACGGCGGATGTCAATGATTTCCGTTCGTCGGATTTCTTCGCGCGTCTTGAACCACTTGAGTGCATCGCGGAACTGCTGGGACTTGTCGGCAAACTCAGGGTCGGTATCAATGGTTGCCGGATCGTAATACTCGTCCATGTACTTAGCAAACTCTTCGCCCTTGCGTTCTGATCGTGGAATGGATGCCCACACAGCCTTCGCCTCGTTGGTTCTGCTTGCAGTAACCATATTGCGACGCATGTCTGCATCAATCAAGTCTTCAACGATCTTGATGACCGGTGCAATCTTGGAAGCAATGGCCAAGTTCAACGGTGCAGCAATGTATTTCCACAGAGGAGATACGTCTTTGTTTCGTGACAGGATCTCAATGTCTTCATCCCCGCTGTCTAGCGAAACGTATGGGAACGTTTCCTTAGTTCCTACACGTTGGGCAATTCCCTTGACGCCGTTAAACAAGCGCGACATTTGATTTTGCACCGCGTCAAACCTGTCTACAACGTCAGCAGTCAGCGATTGATCAAGCGTTGATTGAATGTCTGCAATATTTGCAAAACCACCAGCAGCGTCTGCAATTAAACGCTCAAATCTAGTTTTTGTAGTTGTTGAATCAACTGTTTCAGGAACAGCATTGATTCTTGTAATTGCATTATCGCCTAAAATTCCAAAAGACACTGGTCTGTAACGAATTGGCTTTTCACGATCTTCGTACCACGATTGATCGTTATTTGCAATAATAGATACAAGCCTAGTAAGTTCGTCAAGAACATTAGTGCGAACTTCCTCACCTTCATTTAAGGTGTTTCCACGGTCTACGCGCTCTATTTCTAAACTTTTCAGAAACGATCTAAAGAATGGATTTTCTGCACCCATTGCAATAAATTCATCTACGTTTGCTAATCCGTAGCCAACATGTTGCAAAATTCTATCTGTTATTTGTGGGTTTGTTACTTGGTTGCCAGTAAAAGCCTTGGTAGCACTTTTGCTAAAAGCAGTCCTTAAAACATCTGGATAACTTCCCAATTTGTTTACAAAATTGTCATCAATAATTTCAACGCTTTTTAATGCTGCAATTACACCTATATACAAACGGGCTAAAGAAATAAGTTCTTTTGGGGCTGACCCGGCTCTTGCAACACCATTAACAACTGTAATCCCCATTGGCGCATCGTTTGCAAACCTCGCCATTCGTTCATAAACCGCACCCGGAATTTCATTGTTTTCTCCAGTAGTAAGTGAACGGAAATCACCTAAATATTGCGCTGTTTGTGCAATTGTTACAGTATGTGCAACTTCATGAAGAAGAACACCGGCAAAATAATTGATTTCATCAACACTAAAATTGCCATTTAAAACACTTGTTGGTAGTGGTGTAACGACAATTCCATCTCCAATTGTGTCGTAAACGCGCTTGCTTTCTGAACCACGAATTGCAAATGAACGGTAATTTGGCACTCTACCTTTTGGGTCAATTACAAGCACATATTTTGCGTTTGCATACCCAAGCATAGCGTTTAGATTTGTTAATAGTTCTGCCGTAAGTTCATCAGTTACTTTATCTTCAACAACAATTTTCTGTATCCAATTTTGTAGATAAGCAGTGTTGGCAATGTTTTTAATTTTAAAATATACAGGTTTTTCATCCCACCTAAAATGATGTTTTGGCACCGTGTAATACTTACCAATCAAACTTTTATCAATTTTGTCTGTTGTTAGAAGAATAACGTCTTTTGGATCTATTTCTATTTGCCCCGGCACTTCCTGAATTGCAGTATCAATCCAAGTACCGTCGAGTGATTGATCCATTGCTGAAGGCGTAATGTGTCTGTCAGGATCAGATGCATCCAACTTGGTTTCGGCTTGTGGATCATTAGCAGCATTTTTAAAGAACTCAGCCAACGACCTAAAGGTGGCTGTAGTTGGTTTGGCCTTGCGAACCAACTTAATACCACGTTCTGTGGTAATTGGGTTTTCAAAATCAAACCACTTGTCTAGGTTCTTAAAGAACCGCAGCGCATCTACACCGCGCTCGTTTGGAGCGGTTATAGACAGAAGACTTTGCTTTGCTGTTTTGTCAACAACAAACTCAGTACCCAGCCCCATTGATTCTGAGAACTCAAGGTTCTTACCAGTGTTTGGACGACCATTAACAAAGAATGGGTCTAGTTCAAGAATGTACCCCTTACTCTTTTGACCAAGAGCAAGGTCAATATTGTCGCTGACATAGAAGGGCATGTGAATCCTAAAGCCCTGTGTGATCTTTGCAACCAATTGCTTCATATCAGCAAGGCCGCTTTCGTGGAACACAGTTCGACCGTCAGGGACAATAGCCGCAAGATTTGGCTGTCTTACTTCGCCTTCATACTTTGGCTTGCCTTGGCTGGTCAGCGTTGGAAACTGGCCAGTAGGCTTTGCAGACGGCCAACGCGGGTCAGTTGGCTTAATGACAACAACAGATTCTAAGGCTCGCTCTAATTGAAGTTTGTTTCTTAGTTTGTTGTCGCTAATAAGCCCATCGTCATCAATTGATTGGTCAATGTTTGCAGTCTCTGTTGAGAACGCCCCACTGTTGGTAGTTGCCTTGATCTGCTTGGGATCGAATGCAACAAACGTGGTGCCGACAATGCGCTCGTCGCCATCAAGACCAACATCAGCAACGTTCATTGCAATCAAGCCGTCGTAGCCGTCGCGCTTTGCTTCTGCAACCAGTTCGTCAATAGACGAGAAGATCTTCTCCTCTTTGCCAGTGTCCTCGTCAATGTTGATGCCATCAAAGTTCAGGCCATCAAAGTCAACAATTAGTGGGTTTTGCAGACTGAGGTACACCGGAATGATCCGTTTACCGTAGCCCTTTGCGTTCTCTTGTTCATCGGAGAAGTAGAAGCCATCAATCTTGCGCTTGACGTTTTTGCCAACTGACTCTGGGCTGAACGCATCAAACGCGGTTTCGTTTGTTCCGTGATAGACAACAATGGGGTTGCCATTGCGAGACACCTTACTTTTGCCAAACCACTTGCGGAAAGCCGGTGTCTTAGTCTTTGGGTCAACGGTTTCGTCACCAGAGATTGATTGGTCAATCTCAGCATCAGTGCCCTTGGCTTTTTTAGATTTTTTCCCTGCAATTCTGTCGGTGTAATTTGCAATAGAAATAGCGCGTATTTCTTTTGATGTTGCAAACGATGCATTTTTTAAATTCGTAAACGCAATCGTCTTTGCTATTCGATTAAATTCTGCTAGTGAAATTCCAATAAAACCAGCAGCCCGTTCAAACGAGTAACCGACAGCACCTAATTTAACGTCGAAAGACGCCCCACGCATATTTCCAGAACCTTCGGTTAGATATTTAAGACGGCCATCATTAGTCCACAATGCTGTTTTGTCTAAAAAACTGTTGAAATTATCTGCTGCTTTTACAGACAAAAACCCGTTATCAAATGAAGCCTTGTCTTTCTTGCTAAGTTTTTCATAACCGTCTGTGTCTTTAAAGTCTGTAATGGGATTTGAGTATCCAAGTCTTTCATCGTCTAGCGCATATTTTTCAAAGAAATCACCAAGTGCAATTACTCCGTTAGCGTCAGCCATTTCTTTAAAATCATCAACAGTAAGTCGCTTTTCACGAACCGGATTAAACTTTTCGGTTGGTTTTGCCTTTGTTGTTGGCTTTTTGGCTGGCTCTGCTGCTGGCTTCAAGTCCGGCGCGCCGGACTTTTTGGTTGGCTTGGGCGTTAACTTTTTTCCTGCCTTGGCTATTTGTGCATATCGCACTACAGCAGCAACTGCGGGTTTCATTAAACCCCAGTCGTTTTTAAATGGCCGTATTAGATTAAACGTTTTGTCTAATCTCATTTCGTCACTGTTGTAGACAGATAAAAATTCTTCGTTGGTCAACCCATAAACCTTCAGAACGTCTTGAAGTGCCATCCATTTTGGTTTTGTGTCGCCAACAGCAGTCAGCGTTGGTTCAAAACCAACAACATCTTCAAAATCTATAGTGGGTTTTTCTTTTTTCTTTTTGGGTTGCTTTGGCTTTTCCGGGATTCTTTTTGGCTCTTGCTCTTCTTCGGCGTCGTCCATCCAAGGTTCGTCGTTAACAATTTCATCGTCTGCTACGTCGTTTGGATCAGCAACGTCAGTTCTGTCTTCTTCGTCTTCGTCAATAGGTTCCTTTGATGGCGTCGGGGCTGGCTTCTTAGATGTGCCGCCCTTGCCCTTGCCCTTGCCCCCAGTTGGCTTCCTTGGCTTGGTTGGTCGCCTTGGCCCAACACCACCATCCTCGTCGCTATCGTCAAGCGGCGGGATCTCGTTGTTAATCTCTGCTTGGGTCAACGGCTTGGCGTCTAGCCCATCAACAAGATCAACCTTGCCCTTACGAACTTCCATCATCTGAAGCAACGACTTCGCAAACAAACTAGCAACCATTGCACGACGCTTTGGATTTGCAAGTTCTTCAAGTTTGCCATCAGCAAGACGCCTGACAGCATTTACTTGTGCAGAATTCATGCCGCGCAATGCCAACGGAACTTTAAGCACGGTCATAATGTCTTGGATGACCGATGTAATCCCAGCCAATGTCCTGCTTGCCCGTGGGCCTTCTGCAAGTCGTTCTAGTTTGTCGTAATCAGGCTTGCCGTTCTCGTCAACAAAGGAGAAGAAAGCAGCGTCCATAAGCATGGTTGCAACGCCAGCAACCTCTTCTTCTGCAAGCGTTTGTTCTGTTGGCTTTGCAGCCGCCTTGACAGACCGTACAAGTGCCTTAAATCGCTTTACAACCGCAGCCGATTGCTCTTGGTTGCTTTCAAACAGCCCTTGATTATTTAGCGCATTGGCTAGATTTGCAGGTAGGTTGGCTCGCAGATTGTCCAAATCTTTGCCGGTGCCGTTTCGCACAAACCAAAGGAATTGCTTGACTTGGCTTTCTGCGGTAACGGTACCGGCTTCTTCGGCAACCAACTCATCAAACAATTTGGTTGCAGCGGCTACCGGTGCTTGCGTTTCAATTTGCATTGCACGGAGTCTGAACCAACGTTCTGACTGAATACGCAATGCTCTTGGTGCCTTGGAACGCAGCAGTTTCAAAAGATCATTGAAGCGTTGTGGAGATGTCTTTGCAAGGGCATGAATAGTCTCATGCACTGCAATTGCCCACATAGACGCCGGGTTGTTAGCCATTGCACTGTTGATGAATACAACACCATCTTGCTGTGCGCCGTTGGTTTTAATCGGCTTACTTGCTTTGACAAACACAACCGTTATGCCAAGTTTGTTTCCAAAGTTGATGAGATAGCGTTCTTGCGTTGTTAGTACAGTTTCGCCGTCATCCCAACGCATATCAATGTCGCTTGCATCAACAGCGTTGACAGTAGCAATTTGGTTCCTAGCACTCAGGATGGTTTGCAAACGCGCTTCTGCCGATGCCGACGGGAACGTTTCCGTGCGCTCAACCTTTACAGGTGGTACATGGACACCCTCTGAGGTTTGACCCAACCTGCCAGATATCTCTTCTGTAACAAGACGTTGTCCGCCGATCTTGAGATCCAATGCATCAATGTCTTTTTCGAGTTTCTTTTCTTCGTCAGTCTTTTTAGCGCGAACACCACGGGGGCGACCGTCCGGGTAGAACCGAGCAGCACCCTCCATTGCAGATCGTTGCTTCTCAAGAGCAGCACGCTGCTGCACAAGGTCATTCATTACCTTTGCTGCTGCTGTTTGCTCACTAATAACAGCAGCGCGAATAGCGTTTGCTACACGTTCTTTAGATGGCGTTCCGTCTGCTGTTACAGGATCAAGGCCACGGCGAATGTTGTCAATCTTTGTAAGAAGACGCGCTTCGTGGTTGCCTTCTGCCTCAAGACTTTGAATAGTCTCAACATCAACCGCATCAACAAGGTCGGCAAGCGCAGGGTTGCTGTCTACAACGCCACGCAACTCAACGCCCAGTGCAGACCCGCTTTCAATGACTACAGCAACGTCCTTGATTGTCTCGTCGTCAAGTTCTGTGTCTGGCTCGCTTTCAATGCGTGATAAGCCAAGTAGGGTTTTTATGGCGTTTGGTCTGCTGACCACATGCGCCGGGTCGCTGATTATGTTGCTGTCCTCAATTGCAATAGCAAGGGCAGCACGCAACTGGGATTCTTCAATAATCTTGGCTGCATCCTCGGCAGCCCGGTCAACAGCACCCATACGAGCGTTGTCGTCATTTGTAATGTCATTAACAATGGTGTTAAACGCATCTATAGCAGACATATCAACGCCACCGAAGCGGTCGTAGTAATCAAGTGTTAGTCCAGAAACACTCTGGAGTTCGTTTACAACGAGATATGCTTGCCATGCAATCATTGCCAAGTCAATGTTGCCGCTAAAAGTATCGGTAACGCTGTCTGAAAAGTTCTTAAAAGCATCAACAAAACGTTGCGATGCGTCTTCCAATGCAATTCGCGCAACGGTTACCTTTACACGTTCAGCCTCAGCATCCTCTCTTTCGCGTTCAGCAGCCAATGCTCTCGGACTCATGGCACCAGCACGGGTTTCTGCTGTTCCACGGGCAACGTTTGCTTCGGTCATTGACGACCGCGCGCGGCGATCTGCAATGTCTTTCAACGCAAGCGTGCCGCCAGCAAGTGCTTCTTGCCGTGTCTTTGCTTGCTCTTCTCTGAGCAGTATTGCATTCTCTGGCGAAAGACCAAGCGCAACGCGCTCTAAGTCTGCGCCACTCAGGCCAGTAAGCGATTCAATTGCGCTTCTTGCAGCGGCTTTGGACTTTCTTGCGCGGCTTTCTTCTACACGGCGAACCGCGCCGGTTTCGTCACGCATAACAGACAGCAGGTTCTCTTTAAACTCTGCGCGTGCCGCTTCGCTGTTTCCGGCAAACGGCTTACCAAACAACCGTTCCATTTGCTTACGACTAATTGGTGCTTCTTGCGCTGCAAGTTCCCTTGCAACCTCTGGGTTTGCTGCAACAAAAGCATCAACATCGTCATTTGTAAGACCAGTAAGCGTTCCTTGTTCTGGGTTTGCAACCGCAGTATCACCCTGAAGCGAACCACTAATAACTCCTCGACGAACAAGTTCATCCGCAGCCATTTCGGGGTGAACAGCAAAGTCGAGATTGCCGTAAGTACCAGCATCTTCGGCAGATCCGGCAATGCGAGCCGTCGTGCCATCTGCGCCCATAAGAATGATGGTCTTTAGTTGGTCATCAGAGATTGCAGAAAAGTCCAATGCGTTGCCAACTTGACGACGGTACTGAACGTCGGCGCGTTCTTGAACTCGTGCCTTCGCTTCCTTATCTGCAAGCCAATCAACAACCACCGACGCATCTTCAATACTCATCTCGTCTTGTTCAACCATCTTCCGAATCGGATGGTCTTCAGGGAGAGTGGCAATGCGAAGGTTGACAGAGTTAGCCAAGTTGGCAGACGCTTGGAAGTTTCGCACTCCAACAATAGAACCGGGAATTGCTCCCAGTGGCAGTGCAACAAGTCCTGCGTAAGCAGCGTTTTTAAACGTCTGCTTGACCCAATCTGGGTTTTGCTTGTAAAACTCTTTAAACTCTTCCATATCCAATCGGTGAAGATTGATTAGGAAGTCAGATCCAAATTGATCTAATGTTTCTTGCGTTGTTTCAGCAAGACCACCGCGACCGGCACCTTTTACAAATGCTTTTGCAGCCGTCATGTTCAACGCCATGCGCGCGGTTGGAAGTTTGTCAAAGCCAATGACTTTGCCCGAAATGTATTCGGTCACGGCAGTAGATGTGGCTGCTGCCATCGAATCGTAAAGAGCGGCTTTAAACGCTTCTTGATCCGACAGGCCAGCATCTTTATATGTAAGGTAACTATCGTTGAGTTGCGCTCCTCCAGCAAAACCCGCGCCGGTCAAAGCAAACGTAACGTTAGAAAGTCCAAACGGTGCTGATAGAAGAGCCGCTGCTGTCTGAAATGCAATCTGTGGAAAACCAGTTGCAACATCAAGCACATACTGCTCAAAATCACTGCCGCCCTTTGCTCCGTTATATTTGACAGCGTTGTCAAGGTGTCTGGCGTAACCAAAAGCAAATTTTGCTACGTCACCAGCAATCTCGTTGCCTGTAAACGCAGCAACGGCTGCCGCCGGAACGCCAATAAGAACAGAGTTCATTCCTGCCGCAACTTGTTCGTAACCCTGCCAAGTCGCCTTTGCTAGATTTGATACAACGCCTCTTGGAATGTTGGCTTTGCCTTGCGCTATGTAGTCTTTCAAAAGCAAATCGTTGCCATCACGCAGACCACGCGCTACATTGTCACGCTCAATAACAGTTGCGGCAGATTCATCGTTGCGATACAGACCAATAGGAATGCCAAGCACAGTTGATTGACTTACACCCTGCATTCGCTCTGAATATTGAATTCTGCCAAGCATCTCATTACGAGATGGTGGGCGTCCATACATTTGTTCAAAGTTTGGTTCTGGTGGTTCTTCCGGAGCGGACTCCCACGGATACATCCCCTGCGGATCATTGAGTTGATCAAATGAATCACCCATCCAACGATCTTTGGATGTCGGTGCATAACGAGATTGGTTTATCTCGTCAATCTCTGCCTGTGGTCGCAAGCCCGGAATGTAATTACCAGACGGAATATCTGGTAACTGCACGTTTTCTAAAGCCGCCATGTCCTCATAGGTTGGCGTAGGAGCAACAGAGTTTTGATCTGGTTCGTTGATTGGCGAGTAACTAGACGCCTCCATACTGGCCGTCTGGTCGGGTGCCATTGCGTATGTATCAGGGAACTGCTGATCCTGAGTTGTATCGAACTGATATTCCGGGATAGACGATCCGAATTGTGACATGGATCTAAGTCCTTAGTTATTGTTGTTGGTAACCATTCTTCTTCAAAATCATCTCGTACAATGATTTTTGTTCGCTCGGATTAAGATACCCGAAGTTTGCTTTAACAAACTCATTTGTTGCCTTGACACCGGGGTTCTCTCCCGCTCGGCCAGTAAGAACAACCTTGTCCTTCTGCTCAACAATAGGTTTGTACTGCGGGGTGTTTTGGTCAACCGAAGTAACCTTGCCGCCAGCGTTAAATGGCAAACCAGCGTCGATCATCTGCATAACCTGCTGTGCATTTTCTGGTTTAGGTATACGAAGCACCTGTCCGGCTACTCGCATCTGGACAGCAGGTACTGGTGAGCCTTTCACCATCACTTCTGTTTGACCAGTTTGCGAGTTCTTAAACACTTGAGTGGAATAAGCAGCCTTTGCCTTTGCAGCAAGTTGTGACTGTGAAACCTTTTCTTTGCTTGATTGTCCAGCCTCGTAGTAACGACGTTCGGCAGCAGACATGTCTGAGTCGCCCGGCTTGCTTGCATCAAAGACGCCGGGAGAAACCTTGCCGACAACCGCCGCTGTGCCACTACGTTGTACTTGCTGAAGAAGCGCGGCAACGTCTTGGTTGCCCTCTGGATTTGCTGGGTCGTAGTTTGGTGTTTCGCTGTACAGACTTGTAAGCCGTGACCAATCACGAACTAGTTGCTTGTTACCAGTGTTTGCAAACACAAAGTTTCGCGCAGCAACAAACTCTTTGTTAGATGCATCAATTGGATTGTTATTTCCGACAACCAAACGACCGCGATTTGCATCGTAAAGTGGCGCAAAGGCCTTTTTCATAATTGCAGATCCGCTTGCGCCAGCAGATTCAATAACAGAACTAATGTCCTTTTCAAATTGAATTGGATTAGTGTCTTCTGATGGTGGGTAAATTAAGCCACCAGCAACAGCAGTTGGGTCAACTGCATACTGCAACAATGTTCTTGCTGCCTTGCCTTGCCCAGACTTTGCCATTGTGTTGCCATACAACGTTCCGCCAACTTCCGATGCTTTGGCAAGGCTTTGACTTAATGTATCGAAGGATTTGACGGCAGCGTCAGCGCGGCTGTTTACCTCGTTTGCTGTCTTTGCAGCACCACCCTTTTTAATCAGGTTGGTGGCAAGAGTTGAGATGCCACGCTCAATGCCCTGCGCTTCTTTGACAGCCGCACTTCGCGCTTCATTGGACTTCTTAGTTTCGGCGGTGTCAAACTCTTGCTTACTTGTTTTAAGTTCATCAGGCACCGCAGGAACATCTACACCTGTAATCCGCTTGCCAGAACGCCGGATCCAATCTGGAATCTTGGTGGCGTCGTCTTGGTTTCCATACGTTTCTTCAGCAACTTCAAGTAACGCTGCTTGTTGTGCTTTTATAAACTTGTCGCCAAAGGAATTTCCGCCAGCAGCCTCTTTTGCCCGAAGATCCGCTTCGTCTTTAATTTCCCGATATCGCTTTTGATCTTTCTGATAAGCCTCAAACGCAGGTCTACGCTTTTCAGCGGCTGCTGTTGCCAACTCCTTGATCTTAAAGTCGTTTTCTTCAGTGCTTGCAAACTTAGTTTCTGGACTAACTATCTTGTCGCCAGTTGCCTTCTTGATTTCAATTTTGGTTGGATCGCCGGGCAAGATGTATTCGGTTCCTTCGGAAATTGCATCAATAACCTCCGGGCCAGTTGCAACTACCACTAGTCGTGTCCCCACGCGAGCGGCTGGAAACGTTTGTCCTGTTTCTGCGTCATATGCATCAACCATTCCGTTGCGATCAACCTTAAATTCCATAGATGAATTGCCACTCATGGAATACCGTGGTGGCTGTGCGGGTTGCTGTGGCTGCTGCGGCTGCCCGGACAAGTCCGGCGCGCCGGACTCAGATGGCGCACCGGGAGGTGCGTATCCCTTAGAACGAGCAAGTTGCGCTGCCCGTGCTTGGATCTGTTGTTCTGAAGGTGCTTGGAATTTATTTGCAGTCAATTCCCTGCGAGCCTGTGCTTCAGACTCTTGGTAGATCTTTTGCATAGTCCTTTGCTGGGCCGTGGCTGCCTTTGCAGCCTCCGCAACCTTCTTGCGCTCTTCCATTGCCATCTTTGCCTGATCCTGCCTAGAACCGCGATCTTGCTCTGTCTTCTGCGTGTTCCTGTCCCGCATGAACATGCCCGGATTACGCATTACGCCGTAAATCAGGTTGTCTATTCGGGCGTCAAGACGGCTGTTGTTTTGGTCTTTTTCAGCAGGACTAAAAGTGTCCGCGCTTTGGCCTTTGCCTTGCGCGTTTAAAAACGCGCGCATTGATTTGCCTGTATCGTTTTTTGCAGTTGCAATAGAATCAATGAGTTGTTCGCGCTGTTCCGGGGTAATTGCTCGTGCGTATTCCTCTGCCGAAAACTCAGTTGCCAATGGCAGCGAGGTGCCAGTAACCGGGTCATTGACAAAAGGCATTACCGCACCATTGTTGCCTTGCAACCGTGGCCCCGCTGCTGTACCAACAACGTTTGCTTGCGGTCGGCCCCCGTAGTCAACAGGAGAAACGCCACCGTTTATATCAGGTGCATAAGTTACACCCGCTGAAGTTCCCGCAGGAGTTGTTGGCGTTCCGGCAGGACTCGTTGCAGATGGATTTTGTACTTTTATATAGTTGCCATCTTTGTCAACTTTAAGTCTGCCCTTACTATCTATTTCAAGAAGTCCCGACTCCGTTGTGCCGGTTGGTAATGGGTTAGTTTTCCCATTCGTTAAAAGTTTTCCTGTTTGTGAACGCCTTAATCGTTCAGCACGACCGGCTCGCCCTTGCTCGGAATTTGGATCAATTGTGATTGCCCGTCCTCCGGTACCAACGTTTGGCGCGCCCAGTTGCCCACGACGTGACGGGTCGGTTGGTACGCCGCGTAGGCCAAGACGCGACGGGTCGCCGGGAGTCTTTGCTGCGTCAGCAGCCATCATTTTATCCATTTCAGCCTGTGCTTGCGCCCCAGCACGCGGCGGATTAGCAGCAGTCTTTGCTGCGCTGTCTTTATACACCTGATCCATTGCAGCCTGTGCTTGCTGGCGCGCCCGTGACTCTCTTGATTGTGGATCAGATGGCGGAAGTGGTCTGCCATTAAAGTCAACAGAAGGAAGTGTTCCAGCCGCAGTTGTTGTTGGAATACCTTTTTTTGCACCGGCAATTCTTGTAGCCGCATCACGCTCTCGCCGCTGTTGTTCTCTAAATTGTGGATCGTCCTCGGCATTAAAGTCAGCCGCGCGCGCCAACCTTGGTGCAGGACTGGCTTTGGGTTGGTCAATAGGCGCAGGGGCTTGGTATCCAACCCCCGGAATGGCTGCTTTTTCAGCCAAAGACGGAATGACTGCACCAGTATTCATAGCCCCTGATCTTAGTTGTCCCATTGGAACATATGGTGCTTGCATACGTTGCTGATAAGCCTCTTGTTGCAAAGCCTGTGCCGCTTGGTTGTTAGCGGCTTCCATGTCAACAATGGGCGTGTAGTCATTAGGAGCAGGAGGTGTTCTAGTGTCTTGAAACCCTGTTGAAAGCCTTTTTGCGGCATTCCTAATTGGCCCAATTGGTTCGTCTTGCTTAGGAAGTTCCATTTGATTTGCTTTCTGGTTCGTTCGTATTGAACGGAATTAGTTTGTTGAGTGCCTCTCGGCGTTTTTGACAACCACCGCATGGCTTAATACCAACAGCGGATGTTGCGCGTGCAATTACGTCACCAAGGCCTGTAATGCGTTTTGGTAATGGCTTATCTACTTTGTTTGGATCAATATCGACAAAAATCGGCGGGTCTTGCAAATTTCCCTCGCGCGTTTGCCGATGACTGCATGATTCGCATTGAAGGACATCATGTCCTTGGCTGCATCGCGGTTGGAGTTGATACAAAGACCAAGACTTGCAATCAACAATATTGATCGAAAGTTCTCCAATTTTAACTTCGCCGCAATGGATGCTCATGTGATTGTGATAATAGAAGCGTCAGATGTGCATTTGTTCTGAGTAGTTTGGAACACGTTGTCGCACAAGACAGGAATTGGATGGTCAATATTCCATTGATTGCAATCCACTTGCGCCGGGCAACACGGGGCAAGAGTGTATTCGTATGGATAGCAGTTACATTTTGATAATGGCACGGACATTTGATTGCAAAGCGTCAGGTACCCTTCTTGCACTAATACCGGAGGAAAACCGGGAGGGTAAAGATAAACATCATTTTGCGGAAATCCGTACACCGCTTCGCAGCCCGGAACGTCAATTGTAACAAAATCTCCAATGCAAATTGTGCTTAGTGGGCCAGCAATCTGTTCGACAGACTTCATGGTGTACCGTTGACCAAACGCATATTCAGGCATTGAAATAACATCAAGCCCATACGGCACAGAACTACCATTTGCTGAAATTGCGGCTTGTCGCACCTCAATGCAACCGTAGGTCATTGTTAACTGCACCGAAGCGCAAGCGTAATAACGCGGCGAATTAGCAACAATGTAAACATCAATTGTGTTGTTGGTTGCGTTGTACTCAGCGCGATCAACAGATAGACCATCACCAAATGTAAAAGGTGGTCGATCATTTGGCGTTTGCCAATCACAAGTTACACAGGACTGTCGATACCCAAACCAAAAGTACGCCGACCAAGGAGCAATGCCGGACGCTGTTATAAATCCATTCATGCGGCTGTTAATTCGTTCTGCAATATGCGCTGCATTACCTGAGAAACAAATTACAGTTAAGTCGCAAACCGTTACAGCAGGTGCAAACAATTGACCCCATCCGGTGTTTACCGGGTGTTCTAAATCAATTGACACAACGCCATTGACAAAAAAAGCAGTCACTGACTGTGGGTCAAGACAATTAATTCCGTTAGCCGTAGCATAACAGCATGGAAAATTAATTACCAAGATGTCTTCAACATGTGCTGCACCACCTTCTGTTACTGAATAACAAGTCTTGACTTCGTATGTGTTGTACGGATCTGGCTGCGTGTCGCAATATTCCGGGTAAATATCGCAAATGCCTTCATTGCCGCAGCAACCATCTTCCGGTATGCAGTTTGGCTCATCGTCACACGAAGAATATGCAGTCCACATCTGCCTTTTTTCATTTGGGCAACTTGCAATAAAAGTACACGGAGGTGGACTATCAACACCATCAAATGATTCGCACGAAACGCAATAGCCCATTTTTTGCGAAATTGCTTTAGTAACCTCAACAATGTCTATGTGAGAAGAATTACCGTCACAACGAACATAATACGGAACTCCATAGGTAGTAATGCAAGCCGACAAAGTACAAGTAATAACAGCCTCACTACCTTTAACCGTTCCAAATTGATCTTTAAATGTATAGCACTCAGCAATGAGTTCTTCGCATGGATCTTGCGGTTCTGTAACTACAGGGCCTTGCTGGCCGTCAAGATTACCAATGCCACCAACAGGTGATTGATCTTGTGACTGGGCAAAACAACATAAGCCATTTACCTTGTTGCCAGTACGAATTAATTTACCTTCGTTAACCGGGTAAATAGATGTTGGATCAGGACAAACTTTAGTTTCAAAATTTGTCAACACATACACGCAACAGTCGTACTCAAAGTAATAACACTTTGTTGGATCAGGAATAGGCATAGGAACGCCCTGCTTATCCAAATACTCAGGACAAAACTCAATACGGGCAGCCGAGCCTTGTTCACAACCAGAATCACAACACATACCATCGTAATAAGTTGAACAGGGCAGGGCATACCACAACACTCCACCGCAACAACAAGATGCTTGTAAAATAGATGTCATGGGCAAACGCCATTGATTGGATTTGGTGCTTGAAACTCATAACGAAGAGTGCCGCTTGTTGGTCTTCCTACTGCCTTCATCCAAACAACAGTTCCAGTTGGAACGGGTTTGAACTGCATTCCTGTAAACGGAGATGTTGTCAATCTCCACGCACCAGCAGAAAAACCAACAGCAAAACCATAAGCGGAAGAACCCGTATTACCTTGTTCTAATAGGTTAATTGCGTCCGATGACCCGTTTCGCCAGTCAGTGCGATTTGTGTAATCAGTATTTGTTCCAATTGAATCGGCTGGCTGAAGTTCCTGCCAACTGTATTTCCATATTGCAACGGTTGCACTAATTGTTGAACCAGTAATTCTTGCTGGAAAGAACACTTCGTCAGGAGTTTGTTTTGCTCTTGCTTGCAACTCTGCAACAACAGACGCCATTGACCCTACTTCGCAAACCATGCGAGCCATGTCTTTCAAAGCATTTCTGTATTGCTGTGAAAATGGATTATTTAGTGAGTCAAATGTAGACGGTGTAATCATTTTAAGGGAATGCTGCCGATTGATAATCTGACGGCGCGCTTAATACCCACGCACCCGCAGTTTGCGTGATTGCGTGACTTTTAAAACCCCCAAGAGAACCCGTAAAGTTGACCGTTCCTTGGTAGGTGTACCCAGAATTTGTTCGTGCGCTTATTTCAGCACCGTCAAATCGCAATGTTCCTGCTGCCCAACTAACTCCTCCAACTGAATAAGAACTGCTGTTTACCTTTCCAGCGTAGGGTGCCCATGTTGAAAGTGGGTTCGATGTATTTTGAAACGGAAACCCCATGCGAATAACAGGACGCATAAAACTGCGTGACTGTGGTCGAATGTCGAGTCTGCTCAACGAGACTCCATCAAACAAAGGGTTTGTAATAGGCGGAATTCCCGTTGCGTCTGCTGGGCCTTGAGTAAACACCTGTACAGCCTCATATCCAATGCGGTATTCAGCCAAAGTAACAGCATTAAAATTGCCCCAATTGCTGTTTTCCCAACCGTATCGCTCTTCAACGATGTAACGACCCACACCGACTTGTTTCGATGTCCGGTTAAGCATTGCAAGTGGGCCGTATGGGCTACCACCCAGCGTTGGAAACGCTGTTGCAAAGGCAACTGCACTACTTGCTACTGCTTGAATTGCTTTATCGTGACCGTCTGCGGTAGTAACACCTTCAACAAAATGACGACGAATTACGGTTTCGCCATTTGCGCTGTCATATCCAAGAACTTGTGTCGTCCCATAGATGTCGCTTGTTACTGTAATAGCCATTTAAGACCCCATCAGTTTGTTTAGCAGATCCTTGATTGCCGTAGCCTCATCATGGATTGCTGATAGTGCGCTCAGAATGTCTTTAGACATGTCCGAACTGCCGGACGACTGATTGCTGCTCTTGGTGTTTACTGTCTCGCCTGACGGCTGCTGCTGCCCAGAAGAGTCAGCAAACTGCTTGGCAGCAGCAGCCGCTTCTTCTACGCGCCTACTGAACTCCTCAAGATCTGGAATGTTTGCTTGGTCAAAAGATGACATTAGGTCACAGCACCAGAGAGTTTAAAGGAAACAGCAACGCCTACAAATGGTTGACTTTTATTGGCATTGACTTCAATGCTTTCAAGAAAGCCCTTCCACGACTTGGTACCAATTGAATTGCCGTAATCCATCGTAAGCGTTGCGCCGGTTCCGCTCAAATCATCAATGACCTCGTCACCTGAAATTTGCGTTCCATTGACCATGTACCCGGTGCAGACAAGTCGCCCTTCAACAAGGCCGGTCTTTGCATATCGCCTTGTTGTATCAACGCCGTTTGTAACGTCAATCAAATCGGCTTGAATGTTTAACTTGTGACCAACTACAACCATTACAAATGGATCTAACGAGCAATTACTTCCACTTACTGCTGATCCGTCAAATACAACAGTAAGCGAATTGACAGACGGCTTGACTAGTGCGTCAACTGCCATAGCGCATTCCTTTCAAAAGTCCGGCGCGCCGGACTATTACGAAACGGTCAGAGCAGTCCAAGTAGCCGTAGTCGTGGTGCCAAGGTTGACATAGACCGTGTTTGCAGTGGTCGTTCCGGTCGTGGTAATCAGGAATGCTCCGCGAGCATAACCTTGCATATCAACATTTGCTGCGGTCGGTGCTACGGCGGCAATTGAAGCAACCTGAATCAACTTGCCAGCAACACTGCGAACGCCGTCGTTATTGATTTTTTCAAGAGAATGATGTCCGGGCATTGTGTGTCCTTATGGTGTGTAGGTGACTGTAAAATCTCTTACTTGGCGTCGGCCAAGAGGGTCTGAATTATCGCCATTGTATCCAAGGTTTCCCGCATACATGCCAGTTCTGTCTGCCATGACAGATGCGGCTAACCGTTGCATAAATAGTTCGCGGTACTTGCTGCTTGGTGTATCGCCATACTCCTCGGCAACAGCCAAACAAGACACAAGAATTGTTTCGTAGTGAGCCATGCCGCCAAGCGGATAGTCACCAGTTGTTTGAAGAGTCTGTGGAATGACCGTGTAGTTGACGATCAATGAAGTGGCTGTCTGGCAAAATGGATAAACACGCATATGCCATTCTTGTTCAGTTTGATTTGCCACAACCCACTTGCTTGGCTCAATGTTAAACATCACAGGAATACCAATGTGTGAAAGCATTGAATCCTGTTGGATGTTTAAGATGTATTCCTGATTGACGTTTTTCAACTGCACGTTTCCTGACGCAGTTGCATGAAATACATTCAAATCAATGCCAGTTGCTGGCATGTCAACTCGGTTGTAATAAAACGTAGCATTAGTTTGTAATGGAATGTTGACAGACAAATCTTTCAAAGTGCATTGGGTTGTACTTTGGTATGAATTGACTTCGTAATACCCATCAAAATCTTCAAAAATAGCAACCGTGTGTACTATTTTTGCGGTGAAATCCGCTAGGGTGCTAGTAACAACACCGTTTACAACAGTAACTTTTCCTGTTGTTGAAAGCGGTGCAGGAAACAAGAACGTCCCTTGCTTCTTCAGAAACGACCACTTGTGCGACGATGCTTCTCCGGGAAGTGGCGGAGGATAGTAAAACTGGCGCAAACCCCGTGCAATGAATGCAGTAATGTCTGCCTGTGCATTAGCACTGATAGACGCCCAAGCAGTTGCACGGCCATATCCTTGAAACCGATAAAGTTCGGTTCTCAAGGTATCAATGGTTAGCGAAAGTTCTGCTGGCATTATTGTTTCTTCCGGTTGGCTTTAGCGGTAATTACCCGAAGGTTAGAACGGCTACTGTTGTTTGGATTGCCATCTTTGTGATCAACGTGCATTCCGTCACCCTTACGAACAACACCACGGTCAGACAACTCGCGCCTTGCAGCATTACGCAATGCGCGTTCCTGCTTCATCCGCTTACTGCTGTGGTATTTCTCGTAGTCGGAGTTCATTACTGGAGAAGGTTGTACATCACACCAACGCACTTAGCCTTGCCGTTGCCGGTTGTTGCAGTACTCGGTGCTGTATATTTTGTAGAAGATGGCAAATATGACCAAGCAGTCATTGGCTGACACAACAAATATTGGGTTCCACCCAAGTTGTTAAGGTATATTTCTCCAGCATTACTAATTTGTGCCGATCCGCCCATTCCCGGCGAGTAAGTAGGAGCAAATGCTGGATCAGAATAAATAATGTCTTCAGGAGTACCCGCTACTATAATTTTATGCGGCCCCAAACTTGAGAACGAACCCATTGCACCCGCAAACGTGTTTCCAAGATATCCATATGCAATGTTGCTGGTTAATGGATTTGATGGCGGAATTTCTGTCATTGAAGCAACAGCACCGTGACCCTGAACAACACGAACTTGATTTGCCAAGCGAACCCAAGGTTTTCCATATATATTTAAATAATCAGTAGTAGTGTCGCTTGGCCCTGTGGGAATCGCACTAGTTACTGGCCACGATGTCATCAATGTGCAATAGTTTGACGCCATCCACAATGCACTTGTTTGATCTGGCTCTGCATCAGAATCAATTAGGAAAATATGCCACGCAACTGGATATGCTAAATTGTTTCCACTTCCAATAGCGGCAAGTCCATCCGCAGACACCATTGGAAAACGCAAACGAATTGCGTTATACCCATGCACGGAAATTGCATAGGTTGTTTGCGGATCATCCGTAATGTTTCCTTTCCAACTCAAATTTGGTTGCGCGCATGCAACTCCAGATTTGTCATTGGTGAATGATCCTGTGTTTGTTCCGGTTAAAAACCCAGTTCCGGTATGCCACCCAGCAAATTTCCATCCAGTGCTATATCCCTGCATTGTGTGTCTTTCTTAGTAGATGGCAGAACTACATTTTCTTTTTCTTGCCTTGGCCATTTAATCGCTTAGAGGAAGACCCTTGCGCGCCTCTAGTTGTCCTAGCCATTGAAGAATTAGCCGATTGAACACGGCTACTTGTTTGAATTGAAGGTTGTGATGCTGCCATTGTTTTTCTTTCTTACTAGGTGGCAGAGATAAATTACTTCTTACCGCCGCCAGATGGTGGAAGAATGGCCACAGCCTTTTTTACAGCAGACTTTGCGTTAGTAATTGCTCGACGAATTGAGTTGCTTTGCGATGATGCGGCAGAACGTGAGCCTGACATTGAATTTCTCATTGTGATTCCTTTTTATTCTTCTGCGGCTATGCCCTTGCCGCCGCCAAGTTGAAGCCCACCGGACTTTTTAACAGCAGACCGTGAACTGGTAATTGATCGGCGAATTGAATTTGAGGCAGACGACTTGCCTTGCCCACTCTTAGCCGACCGTGATGATGATTGTGATGATTTTGCCATTGTGTTTCCTTGTTGGTGTTGAATACCAGTTTACGATTAAACCGATATCAATAGCCTTTTGCCTTGGTCATTTTCTTGCCAGACTTCTTCGATTCAGACTGAGCAGCAGCCTTGCCCTTAGCGGTGTATGGGAACGTCTTCTTTCCTACCTTTGGCATTACGACTTCCCACCCTTTCGCATTTCCTTCATCTTCATCTTCATGCTCTCACCCTTCTCGTGCATCTTCTTCGCGGCTGGAGACTTGTACATCTCCATGCCCATCATCCCCTTCTTTGACATCTTCTTCTTCATCAGATCTTTCCTTTCTTAGCAAGAAACGCTCCCGCCATAAAACCGATTGCTCCGGTCAACAGTGCAAACCACACGGATCCCATAAACGATGATAAGTCAGCAAGCATCATTTGTCATCTTTCTTGTGAAGGCGTCGCCACGCGGAATCAAACTCCGGATCCGATGCCCGTCGCGCGGCGACATATTCACGGGCATCTTCTGGCTTGTCTGGGTTAAGCATACCGGCGGCGAGGTCTGCGTCTTGGATCTTTCGTCTAGGGATCCATCCAATCGCGACACGGATCGCTGTGCCAAGTCCGGTTTGCCAAAGCAATACAACAATCGACAACGCAACAATCGCAAGACCGACCATCCAGAGCGTAGAGATCCACGCGGGTACCTTGTCTTCAAGACTAGGTAGGCGGTTGTGAATACCAGCAGCAAGATCGTCAATCCGTCCAGCACGGTCAATTACCTCTTTATCGCCAATCCTCCGACCATACTCAACAAGGGCATGAGCCTCAACACGAATTGCGTTCGTATCTTGGCTTACTTGCTCTAGTTGACTACATCCCGCCAGTAGGGCGGTTGTCAGGGTAAGAGTTGTGGTTTTCCAGTTTGCCCTCAATTTTGTCCAATCGGCCATAAATCGCCTGTTGCTGAGTAACAACTTGCATAAGCAAACGGTCATGTGCAATGTATGCACCACCAATTGTTGTCATAACGACCACAAGAATGGCAATGATTGCAATCCAATCGCGTGCTGACAGCCGAACAACATTATTTGCTTCAATGGTCATATATGAAACCTATCCACGGGGCGGGTATCCGTCGTAGGAACCCGCCCCGTGAACTTGAGAGGTTAATTAACGATCAGCGCAAATCGTGATGTAATCAACACTGGTCGCCTTTACAGCAGTTGCAGTTTTAGTAGCAACTGCTGCATACAGAACTGCCGTTGGAATGTAAGCAGATCCTTCAATACTTCCTTGAAGAATGCCGTTGAGATAGAAAGACACACGACTGAGTCCTTCGATCTTCATTCCAAGACGATAGAACGTAGCAGCAGCAGCAGTTCCAACTGTTACTGGCGTTCCAATTGCCGCCCCAATTGCCGCAACACCCTTAATGGCTGTTGTAGTAATTGTGAATCCAACTCCAGAGTTAGTGCCGTCCATTGCTCCAGCAGTTGTAATAACTGGAACCGAAGTGGTACTAGCACCTTGAAGACTTGAAAGACCAATGAACACCGAACCACTTGCAGCAATAGTTGACACGGCAACACTGGCTTCAAAGTATAGAACCGTTGAACCTGCAAGTTGGAAGACGCCCCATGTATCAAGTGAACAATCTACGCTTGCTGTTGGCGTTAAAAGCACGACGCCACCGGCATTAGTAACTCCGGGAGCAGCAACAGTAGTAGAACTACCGATGGTGACATTCCAGTTGGGAACATCAGCACTGGCAATCTGGCTACGGAAATCATCAAACAGCAGGATAGATTCCTTTGGATCAAAAATTGATTCGATGATTGGCGCGTTATTCATCGCACCACTATTTCGAGTTGTAATAAGTTGCATAGTAGGTTTCCTTTCTTAAATCAGAACGCGGACGAGCCGGTACCGAGGACGAAGTTCATGCGACGGTTCGTACACATGAGGTTCAGAGTGGTATCAACGTGGGTAACAAACACGCTGTGTTGCGTACTTGCTGGCGTTGGCCCTTCTTCGCGCATGTATTCGCCAGCCAAGAATGCTGGCTTGAGGACGCCCCAATTGATGCCGTAAATTGGGTTGGCGGTGTTGCTTTCAAGGAAAGGAACCCAAGTCACAGGAACCTGACGGAACATCAGACGACCGTCCTTGGAAGCAATGTCGTTGCCAAGGTTGTCGTTCTGTGCTTCAAGAGCCTCTTCAAGAGGGCCGATCACCGAGTAGTTCGTGTAGTAACCGTAGTTGTTACCCGTGTTGTACGAAGGTGATGGAACCGGAGGCTTGAAGTTGGTAAACGTAGCCGCACGTCGCCACTTACGGATGAGATCCGTAGAAGTAACCGCCGTGTACTGCGCTGCCCAGTTCTGCCAACTTGGATAAGTACTAGAAGAAATGTTTCCTGCGCCAGCGGTAAAGCCAGCAGGATTTCCGCCTTCAAAGCCACCGTTCGCATTGACAAAGGTACCGGGGTAGCAAAGCCAATAAGGAACACCAAACATCTGCTGGTTGTCAGTGGAGTTCACTGGCTTGTTCCAGAATCGGGTTTCCATGTGCTTGGCCAAGTCAATCATTGCGTCATTACGACGAATGCGGACAAGGTCAACGATTTCCGCTGGAGCGCGGTTCATTGCTACTTCACGACGCTCAATGGCGTAGTTGGTAGTAACGTGACGCCACGGAATGTTCGCAGTCTGCATAACGTCAGAAACGTTTACAGAATCAGTTGCGTACATTTCAGTGTCCTTTGCTGCGCCCGAAGTGGCGGTAGCAATGTTCCACTGAATGCCGTAACCACTCTGGAACGAAACCTTCTCGCGCTGAAGCAGCATGGGAAGAGCAACGTGTTCCTGAAGGGTGTACGAAATATCACTCCACTTCATACGACCAAGATCGCGCTGTGTCGTCTTGATCAAGTCTGCAATGTCATCTGCCTGTAGATAGGCCATGATGTTCTCCTAGTAAGTAATTTAAGTTAGACTGTCCGGGACGTTGGACATTCGATCTCGCATCAATTGAGTAACGCTTTCAATTGCTCTGTCGCGACCACTTACAACGCGCTTGCCATTGTTCGTTGGTCGTGCAATCAATTGAGATTCACGTTGCTTAACTTGGTTGCTAAGTCGTCGTCGTTCAGCCTTTTGGACTTGGCTACCGAAAACGCTTCGGATTGCCTGATCAAACGTTTCGCGGGAGTCCGGGATCCTCTTTTTGGATGCCTTCGCTCCATCGCGGATTCGTTGCATTTCCTCGACAACAGTTGCACGAGCCTTATATTCCTCGGAACGAGGAGATAGTGAAGATGCAGGGCCGTCACCAAACAGGTCAACGTAATCGTCGCCCAGTTTGGCAATCAGGTAATCAGCATCTTCTGGTCGTGCAGTACTGGTAGCAGAATCAACAGACTTAGATCGAAGTTTGTCTAACTCTACTTTTAACGCCTTGATTGCTTTGATTGCTGACGGATCAAGTGCATCGTCCGCATCAATAGCATCAACAGCGTCGTACTCGGAAAATAGGCCTTCGCCTTCTTCAGACTTACGTCTGGAATCTAGATCGACATTGGTTTCCGTGGTTGCTTGCCGCTGAAGAGCGGAAATCACGCTTCGGAGTGCGCCAGTGTCTTTAATTTGTTCGATCTCGTCTTCATTCATGCCAAGCCCACGCGCTTTGACAGTGAGACTCTGCAACAATGCAGAATCAGACTCATCAACTGGTTCAGCGGGTTGCTTAGAGTCCGGCGCGCCGGACTTTTTGTCAGATGAAGTAATGACATCAAAGTGACTTGAGTCGGGTTCGTCAAAGTCAAGTGGATCAGGACGACTCTTGTCGTTCAATTGCTCGCGAGTTGGAAAAGCATCACGCTCACCAGCATCGAATGGAGGAATGAAGTTGTCGTTTTCTTCGTTAGTCGCCATATCCTGCGTTCCTATCAATGAATCCACGCGCTGCAAGATACCGCTTACGGTGCGTTCGGTCAGTAAAAATCGCTTGGCCAGTTCGCTGGTCAAACTGTGTCGGCACCCCGATTGACTCGGAGTGCTGGTATGCCTCTTGTGCTTGGTCTGGGTGTACCCCGGCAGCGTCAGACCGCATTGGCCACGCTCCTGCCCTGACTACCTCGACACCGGAGTGTTCCGCAACCATGTCGCGGATAAGGGTCTTTCCCTCATGCTCCAGTTGGCCTTCCACTTCACGGGAAAGCATGTCGGCAATAGTCATTACTACTTCGACCAAACGCATATTTTCGTCACGATAGAGATATGTAGGCATTTTACTGTTGTTGTCCCTGATTTGCCATTGCCATCAGGTTTCGCATGGATTCTTGATCGTTACCCTGACGGGTAGCACCGGAGATGTTCTCGCGGATATTGGTTCGACTTGTAACAGGTGATTGCAATGGACGCTCGCCACTGCTTGCGCCACCGGCCATCTCAGCCATTTGCTGTAGTTCTTCCTGCGGGATCTTTTCAAGGATCTGTTCCAGTTCAGGAAGGTTGGAGTATTGCGCCATGATCTTCATAAACGCTTCCATATCCACGCCAATGCCACGTTCCTTCAACTGTGGCGCAAGCGGGATAATGAAATTGGTCATCATCTGGCTGATGGTTGACAGACGCTCCGTAGGTGTTCGACTTTGCATCGAATACGGCGCAATCTCAATCATGTAATCAAGCATGTCGCCCTCGCGGATGTCCTGCGAGAATTCAACTGGAATTGAAAAGTCAGTTCCGGGAATCTTCTTTATAACCTTTGGAACCGTAATTGGATCATTCCAAAGATAATCGCCAATGCTTTCCATTACCTTTCTTACGGCTGTTGTTGTACGGTCTTGCATGTCAGCAATCAACATGTTGGCAGAACGCTGAATCAGCGATTCTTGTCCGACCGTGTTTGCCTGACGACCAAGACCACCAAGAGCATCAAGATTACCGCCGAGATAGACAAAGAGATCCTTGATCTGTAGGAGGAATGCAATGCTTGCACTATCAGGGCCGCCAAAGCGAGCCTCGCGAGTGGCTTGGGGATTGTCCGCACGAATAGTGTCTCCATCGTTTGATTGAATCAAACGACGACCATCTTCTTCTGCGCCACCAGAAACGATGGTGACAGTCTTTTGACGATCTGCTTGGCGAACGAGTTTGCGGAACACACGATTAGATGCATCGTGCAGGTCTAGCATGGCTTGTGCTGGAGGGAGAGGCATAATGTTGCCCGGAACGTCTCCAAACGACAAAATGTGGTACGGGCCAATTTCAGGGCCTTTCCAATCCACCACTCGTATGATCTTTCCAGATGCAATGCCGCTTTGATCGTTGCATTGCACTGTGACAAACAGGTTGTCGTATGGAAGCCACAAATCCCACAACTCCAGCAGGTCGATATAACCGCGCTGTGGGTTCCATCCGCCGAGTCCACCTGTTTGTAAAATGGAAACTCTTTCATCACCTTGTTCGTTGTAATCAGTTTGGCGTGATGGCTGAAGTTCTTCTTTACCAAAAATCTTCAAGTCCATTGCTGCTTCATAAGGAAGTGTGTAACGGTTACCAACGTATTGACACAAGTCCCAAGACTTAGAGTTCATGTCAAATACAAAGTCGTCAAAATCAACGACATCTGCAAATGGAAGTCCCGCGTCATGCATGTAGCCCTCAATCTCTGCTTGATTGCCGGGAGAGATGCCAACCTTCATAACGCCAATAGAGAACATTGCATCAATGACCCACTTTGAAATACTGGACTCAAGATCAATCTCTCTGACCATCCAATTTAATGCAAGTTCAAAGTTTGCTGCTGTTGGTGCAAGATCAGGATCCTTTGGAATAACCAAAGCCTGTGGCGCGCGCGCGGCAACTTGACGGCGATAGATGTTGATCGCCATCTGCATCAGGTTCAATGGAACCTTTTCATTCGCGCCCATCTCACCATAGTTACTTCCAACATATGCACGGACAGCGGCCAGACGCTGTTCACGGAACGGCTGCATTCGATTGCGAGAAAAATCAACAGACTCTAAAAGTCTGGATGCCTTCTTGTCGTCAATGGTTAGGTTGCGCTTTTTTGCCATTACCAACTTGTCCGTTCTAATTTTTTCTGTTGCGCGAGAAGTCTGCGCCACGCAAGCGTACCCGGCAACAGTTCTTGTTCGGCAATTCTTTGCTGTGTTTTTCCACGCATTCCCTTCCAACAAAGGGCATCGGCTGTTGGTCGGTCACCGTGGTTCTCTCTTGCTCCCGACGGGTCGGGCGTTGCAAGGGATCTACCGTGAACGACCCAGCCGGTTTCGGTATACACAATCTCCTTGCACTCACGCAAGGCATCTGCACTTCGGTTCATGCACTCGCCACAGTTCAATGCTCTCCTGTACTCGCCATACAAGGCGCGCTTTTCGTCCTTGGTAGGCCACCAGCCGGGGATATTTGACGCCTTTGCACCGATAGCCAACTCATTCTTACGGTAATAAACGTTCCGATACCCGTTCTGGATGACCACATCCCCGAAGTTTCGACCCGGCCCCGGTGCTTCCCAGACCATGTAAGCCTCGTTCTGCATGCCCTTAAACCACTTGCCAAGGGCAACTGCATACTTCCCCAACTCGTCTGGGCGGATCTTGGAGTTGACAAACTCCCCCACCTTCTCCCCGGTCAAACAGTCCCCAATAGAAATAACGCTATTGGAAGATCCGGTACCAGTAGCGATATCCACTCCCAGTGCATAATTTCTATCAGACGGCAACTTCATACCCAGCACTGGGCGGATCCACAACTTCAATCGACCGTTGTTTGTTTCGGTAAATGAAATCGGTTCGCAGGTGACCGGGTCAAACTCAAGTTCACCGCGCAACAACGCTGGCTGGCCGCACGATGAAATCAAACGATCAATCATCCCCGAATCAAAGAACAGGTAGTCGGAACCAGCAAAGTCAATGTCCAACTCTTGTGCAATCTCTGTTGCATTGGCACACCGCTTACATTCCTTGTCGTACCAAGGTGAGCGCGTGCGGTTGTGGCCATCCTTATAAATGCCTTCTGCCTTAACGGGGTGCTGCGCCCAATGCATTCTGATCTGTTGCATATCGGGCTTTTGGGCAAGATCATAAAAAGCATTTGCACTACCGGCTGGGGTTGAGTTGAAAATGCGACACCGTGTCGCATCGCGCGTTGCACTCAATGCCCTGTACTGATCCTGTGCATCAAAGGCGGCAAACTCATCCATCATAATTGCAGTACGTCGGTCACCACGGGCAACATCGCCTGTCGTTGATTCGCCGTCAATCGTGGACATGTTGTCGTCATTCGACAATCGCAACTTCGTTCGGGTGATGTTTGGTAACAACCAGCCCGGCATGTTCTTATGTAAGAAATCAAACTTCCAAAACAGACTCTTCGGGTTACCCGCTTTGTCTACATAGTCTTCATTGCGTGACACAACAAGAAACGATTGGCCATGCTTGAACCGCCACAGCCATTCAAATGCAGTAAGAATAAGCCACGATGCGCCCATGTCTCGACTCTTTGCAATCAACAGATCGCTGCCTACATCAACAGACTCAATGATCTTTAGAATCGCTTCGTCTTGGTATGGATAGGTAAGGAATGGAACTGTGCTTACCTTGAGTCGTGGGTCATACGTCCAACAGAACGTATTGATATAGAACATGATGTCACTGCGGCACATCGACAACAGCGTGTTCTTTTCCTTTGTCCCCTGATTACCAAAGGCAATGATGTCTTTGCGAAACGCAAGGTTCGCTTCCATATCCTTGGGAACCAAATGGGCGTAAGGTAAAATCACTGTTGTAGTTCGTCAATCACATCACCCGCATCCTCCATCTTCATGCGTTGCACAAAGACCGGGGTGCCGTGACCAACCCATGCGCCGATGACGTTGAACTCAAAGTACTCCTCCGCTTCGTCCTCGGTCATCTCATCATTCTTGATCAGGATGTCGATGCACAAAGCGCGGTCGTAGATTGCAAAGTGCCGATTAAACTGGGTGCCAACACCAATAAAGGCGTCCTCAAACCCATCAGCCAACATGATCTTGTCGTCTGCCATGTCTTAACCCTCCCCTTCGTATAAGGCGTCATCCAACTTCTTTCTACGGCAATCGTTCAACAACTGATGAAGACGCGCTATCTCAGCGGTCATCCATGTCTGTTCACGCATCTCTTTTGCCAATTCAACTCGCAGGTGCTGGATTTCTTCAGAACATAAGGCAAGTAATGCCTCAGCCGTCTTGCAACGGGGCGAACTAAACTGAGCGACCTTTTCAACTATGTCCAGATCGGTGTCCTCAAGTTCGATCCTACATACATAATCAAGAGAGAGGTGTTTTCTCGGCACTCATCGACCCTTCGCTTATTTGTCTGACCCGATCAATCAACAGTAATACGTCACTCCCGTCATCCGACAACCGCTCCGCTGCCTCCAACTGCTGCTTGCTCGGCATCATCTTCGACCATATCTGACCCCAGAACTGGGCCTCGTTCTGGTTGCTCCGGCGCGCCCATGCCAACATACTCCAAGACTCCGGACTCGGTGCGTCCTCCGGGTTCGGGGTATCCACCATCATCTGCTTGGCAACCCACTCAACCGTCCTCGTAATCGAACAACTCCGATCACCAAACACAGTCACATCAACCCGACCCTCCGCAGAAAAGTCCGGCGCGCCGGACTCTCTGACCTTCTCCTCCACCACAAGTTCGTCTTCCGACATAACCACAACGCTAGGTACAGATCCATTCAAAGCCTCCGTGTAAGCCACATCCCACGCCTCAACCGCATCCATGCCAGCGGCCTTCAACTCCTCCCGACGCTTCACAAACACATTCCACAACCCCCGTTCCATCAACTCAGCGCGACGGGCCACCTTCCCCTTACGGTGTGCAAACTGGTCGTCAGTTAGTCGCTTCATGTTTGTTCTCCCCCCTTCAACCACTCAACCATGTCGCCACAAACCCTATCCAACCATTCGATATCTGCCTGACCTGCCACCTTCCGGTCAATCACAATGCCACTCACTGGGTGTACCACCGAACAATGCGTCCGGGCTGGCGATACGTTGAATACCACCCCATCCTCATCAACAGCCACAAACCCCGTAGCGGTGAGGGCCACGGTAAACCCCTGATCGCGCAAGTGCTGCATGATCACCTCCCGCTTGGCCAGTAATGGCTTTGTTCCTGTTCGCATAGTGCAACTATACCACAAGTTGATAGTGGGTGTGATTTGTGGGGGTATATCTTGCACGATGCCCGAGCCGGGCATCGTGGTTTGGTTTTCGCGGGGGTGCGGCTGCGTGTGCGTCGCGCGAGCGTGCGCGGATCGCGCGTTCCACTATTAGTCGGCGCGGTTGACCAGGCACCGGCTTGACCCAGCGCGCCCACCGACTGCCCGGCGTGATGCGGGAGCGTTTGGGAGCGGGTTCCGGCGGCGGCGGCGGGCACTGGCGTTGAAGCTGAATCAAACCCATTGCATATATGGAACGCGCGCGCGGGTGGCGGAGACGATTGCCAGCTGCGGGGAATACCCTCCCCCCGGAA